TCCCCTACACCGGGGTGTGGCAAGTATACAAGTTGGGCAATTATACCTTTACGCACGGTACAATCTATAACGAGAACTCTGCGCGCGACATGGCCGAGATGTACGGCAATGTGATCTTTGCCCATACGCACAAGACGATGCAACAGGTTGGCCGACGCATCGATTCGCCCATCGGCATCAGCGTTGGTACGCTGACCCGGCGCGGTGCTATGGATTATGCCAACACCCGCCGTTCTACGCTTGGCTGGAGCCAAGGCTTCGTCTACGGAGAGTACAACGATAACTCACTTCACCCAACGCTCCACACCCACGACAACGGCGAACAATGGCATCTCCCAAATCAGAAGCGCAAAGACTTCTAGACCTTATCCATCGGGAGAGGTTATCAGAAGTAGAGAAGATTCCTTCTGGATTCTTTAACACAAACCAATGGGCAAAAGAATGGGGCGTAAGAAGATCATCATCCGAAAGATTCATCAATATTGCCTTGAAGGGCGGGCTTATGGAAAAGAAGTTTTTTAGGGTTGCTACCAATGGTAGGTATTGCAGGGTTGCCTACTTCAGAGCCATTAAGTAAGTCCAATTTAAGCCACTCACAACAACATGAAATACCTGTCATTATTCAGCGGGATCGAGGCCGCGTCCGTAGCCTGGAAACCACTCGGTTGGGAGCCTGTAGGTTTCTCCGAGATCGAACCATTTCCTTCTGCCGTACTGGCACACCATCACCCAACAACTAAAAACTATGGCGACATCACAAAATGGAAAGACTGGGGACTCGTCCCAGGATCAGTTAACCTTGTTTGCGCTGGAAGCCCATGCCAGGCATTCAGTACAGCGGGCCTCCGAAAAGGACTGGATGACCCGCGTGGCAACCTGGCCCTCGTCACCCTTGGACTTGTTGAATTCCTGCAACCCGAATGGTTTGTTTGGGAAAATGTCCCCGGTGTCCTTACATCGAACGGAGGACGAGACTTTGCGGCCTTCCTCACAGCGCTGGGGGACATCGGCTATGGGTGGTCATACCGCGTCCTTGACGCTCAACACTTCGGCTTGGCACAGCGAAGAAAGCGAGTCTGGCTATGCGCGTACCGCAATCCTGTCACAGGTACTGGAGACTGGCGACCACCTACGGCCGTACTTTTTGACCGCGAAAGCCTGTGCTGGGATCCTGCGAAGGGTATCAGCGAAAGGCGTAAGCATTCCCCAGGACTTGAGGAACGCGCTGGAGAAGACTATAGCCGAGGGTGCTTCTGGGACGGATCTCAAGTGACCCAGACGCTCGACGCCGTTTTGGCTAAAGGCCAGACGATGCCAGAGAAGAACAGATTCCCCGCTGTACTGGTACCATCACCAGTCGTACTAGATCGTGCGGCATTTAATCAGGGAGTAAACGCCCAGTACGATCCGCACATTAAAGAGTCGGAGCAGATGGTCGCGCTTGTAGCCAAAGGGCCACACGCCGTAGGATTCCCTGCGGGCCGGGACATGAAGGTTCGTATGATCACAGAACTTGAGGCCGAGCGCCTCCAAGGCTTCCCCGACAACCACACCCAGATCTCTTGGAAGGGGAAGGCTCCAGAAGACTGCCCTTCTGGTCACCGCTATAAGGCTATAGGAAACTCCTGGGCCGTACCATGCGCTCGCTGGATCGGTGAACGCATTGCTATGGTAAACTCTATCAAACATGAAGCGTAAAACAAAATTGGCTAAACTTCGCGCTAGGCTTGAGCCTCGCAAGGATTTCGACAAAGCGATTGTCGGCAAGATGCCCAATGGGACGCTCATCTATAGTTTCCATTCCTTGGTCAAGATCCTAATCGAAACAAACGAAAGTTGGAACGAAGAGGACGCTAGGGACTGGATTGATTTTAATATCTCTTGTCTGCCGCTGGTGATCAACTACTACAAGTAGACAACAATGACAGCCCAAGACCGAGTCAAGGGGGCGAGAGCCTACCTTGCCAAACTACCTCCCGCTGTCTCTGGACAGGGTGGACATCCAGCCACCTACCGGGCGGCTAGTATCCTTGCCCACGGTTTTGAACTGGGTTGGGACGATGCGTGGTCTCTGCTTCAGGAGTGGAACCTCTCGCATTGCGCCCCGCCCTGGGGCGAGAAGGATCTGCGCCACAAGTTGAACGACGCCTATGTGAAGCCGCATGAGCGACCGAAGGGTTGGCTTGGCAAGCAGGAGCGCTCGGTTGGCTCCAATGGTCGGATGATGTTTGACCCGAAGCGCGTGGCCGAGATTGCTTTTGGCGCTATGCCCATCGGTACGGCTGACCTATTGCTCGCCGCCTTTAAGGACGACGAGATGGTCTGCATCACCAATGAGGCTGGGCAGAATGATGACGGCAAATACTTCCCGGCCAGCAAGGGGAACTTCCTTACGCGAGCCGAATGGATCACCCGCTTCTTCAGCCCAGACGCCAAGGGCAAGAAGCACTACCAGCAGTCCGAGCAGGGCGCTTGGATTCGCATAAATCCATTTAAGCCAGATGACTTTAACGGAACGGATACCTCTGTCTCGGCCTACCGCCATGTACTGGTCGAGTTCGATAAGAAGAACCGCGATGAGCAGATTGCCATCTTCCATCAGTCAAACCTCCCCATCACGGCTCTCATCGAATCGGGCGGCAAGTCCGTACACGCCTGGGTGAAGGTGGATGCCGAGACCAAGGAGCAATGGGAGGAGCGCCGTAATACGGTGTATGACTTCCTGACCGACCACGAACCAGACCCGCAGAACAAGAATCCTTCCCGCTGGTCTCGCCTGGGCGGCGTGATGCGTGGGGAGAAGGAGCAGAAGGTTCTGGCGCTCAAGGTGGGTGCTGATGACTGGGACTCTTGGGTCATCTGGAAGGACGGCCAAGACCTCCCCGACGAACTGCGTACAGACTTCCTAGAGACCTACGATACCCAACACGACCCTAACCACATGATCGGCCACGGCCGCTGGCTGTGCCGTGGTGGCTCCCTGCTCATCACCGGGCAGTCAGGTATCGGTAAGTCTTCCTTTACGATGCAGACGGCCTGTTCGTGGGCGCTGGGTCGCGAGTTGTTCGGCATCCCGGTCAAGCGAGCGCTCCGAGTGGGCGTCATCCAGGCCGAGTGCGATGTGGGTGACCTTGCCGAGTCCTACCAAGGTGTGACCTCGGCGATGAACCTGTCTAGGGAGGACAAGGTACTCCTGCGCGAGAACCTCCGCTTCTTCACCGAGACCACGAAGACTGGTAAGGACTTTGCCGACCTCGTACGCAAGATTGTGGTTCGGATGAAACTTGATGTCATCTTCTGCGATCCGCTTCTTTCGTATGTTGGTGGGGATCTATCCAAACAGGAGGTAGCCTCCCACTTCCTCCGTAACCTCATCCAACCCATCCTCAAGGACACAGGGTGTATCATCGTCTTTACGCACCACGAAGGTAAGCCAAAGCCCAAGGAGGTTACCGACGGCCAGACCATCAGCGATATGGCATACAGCGGCCTGGGGAGTTCCGAACTCGTAAACTGGGCGAGGGCGATTATCAATGTCCGCAGAGAGTCGAAGGACTACCCCATCTTCTCCTTTAACCTTACCAAGCGTGGCAAGTTGGCCGGGATGCGGATGCCCGACGGCAAGCCTACCCTGTCTATCAAGTTGCGCCACGCCGAGGGCAAGGTGCTATGGGAGGTTGCTCCCCTGTCCTCCAAGTTTGAACTCCTCAAGGTCGGGGAGCAGTACGCTCACTTTGCCTCCAAGCCATGTACCTCCAGGGGGGCTATGCTCAAGGAACTGGAAACGGACTATGGCCTAGACCAAGATCAAGCCACAGCCCTTATCAAGGCGATGGTTACCAATGGCATCATTACGCCCAAAAAGGTGGGCGCGGCCCTGTTTTACACAGGAACTGCCCTATCATAATGGCAGAAACACACCGCCAAGGCGTTTTGATGGAGTGGTTGGTGTCCTGCTACTCACCTTTTAGGCTTAAGCGCCCTAGCATAACGCAGGACATAGTCCAAGACCTCCGGGGCGCAGTACCCGGCCGCCCCAACACAGGCGAACCGAAGGGACTCACTTTGGATCTGGTCAGCGATAGCCCAGCCAACGAAGGCAGAGGTGACAGCCGCCGCAAAGACTCTACGGATAACCCAGCCAGCGGTCACAGGCTCCGTGGAAAGAAGAAGGCGGCAGACCATCGCGGCCGATCCTAGGACGGCGGTCACAACGCCGTCCTTGGCAATCTGTTGAAGGTCTTCGGGGTTACTTGGGGTCGGACTCATTGGCGTTGACCGAGTCCCTAACCTTATCCCACAACCAGTAGACGCCCAGGCCAGCAACGGCGAGGAGCGTACCACCAGCGATGTAGCCGAAGTAAGGGGAATCGATGATAAAAGGAATAGCGCCGCAGAAGGCTCCAGCCAACAGGATGGGGATACCGATGCGGGGTGATGCGAAAGCGCAAGCAAGGCCACCGATGACGGCGAGCGCCGCCCCGGTAATAGTCCAGATGTTCTTGGAGGCTTCGGCCTTCACGCGCTCGACCTCGGCGGTCAGTTCAGCGATCCGTGCGTCCTTGAGTCCAGAGACGCGCTTTGCCTCTACGGAATCGGCCTCAACCTTTGCCCAGTTAGTGTCGATAGTTGCGAGGAGTTTCTTACCAAAGGCTTCAGCCTGGGCGTAGTCCTTCTGGTCAGCCTTGGTGGCCCGCTGGCGGGCAAGGGCCAATTCCTCTGGCGTAGGCGCCGGGAGAAAGGACAGGGCAACGGTGGTCTCGGCCTTGACCACTTCGGGCTTGGTGGCGTTCTCGCGGGCTACCGAGATGGAGGCGGCAACCTTCTGGTCAGCCGTGTCCCATTGCTTGCTTACCGTGTTAATGATGCCGCCATCTGTGGGGGCATCTGGTTGCTTGGGAAGATCAGAAGTCGTAGCGCACCCAACCAGCAGGACAACTGGAAGGGTGCGCCACATGGGATTACTTCTTGCCCTTGAGGGCATCCAGGAGTTCTTTTCCCCTGGAGAGTTTGGAACTGTCGGCGTTCTTAACGCCAGCGTAGAAACCGCCAGCAAAACCAATTACGAGGGAGATGATTGCTAGGATCATAAATTAAGCGGGGCGAAGGCCGAGACGGTAG